GGGTTTGATTGGTCAAATATTGGATTTGATGACAAAGAACTTGGGTATTCTGCTTTGTGTATGTCAAAGCTTGCGATGATGACTGCTGCCATAGTAGGACCGACACCTTTCACATCTTCAAGAAATCTTTTCCATATAGGAAACTCTTTCACGCTGTACTCAATCTGTTTGAACGCTGCGTCCTCTGCATCTACAAGATTGACGTACTGCTGCACAAGAGAGAACTCTGAGTAGGCATCAATGAGTCCGTCTTTCTTGAACTTGCGTGGTGTCATATTGACGATGCCATCAGTAATCTTTTTGTATGACGCACGTAGATTAGACAGTAACAGCTTGGCATCAGCGTCTAGTGTATCTTCTGACTTGCTAGGCTCCTGTCCGATCTTGCTTTTGAAGTTACCTACCACAGCATTGCCCACTTTGATACGTGTGCTTTGCATTGAGTAGAACCCATTGACTGCTGCTTTGAGCATGGTTTGCTTGTGGTTCATACTTTCCTCCTGAAAGTTATTACTGGGTTTTAACCCACATGAATTTGCGATAAGGGAAGCTGGTAGTCTTGACGAACTTTAGCTCCTCTTTTGGTAACGCTTTCTTCGCTACGAATAGGAAGATAGATACGATAGCACCAGCCACAAGGCCAGCCATCATACCTGAGAATGTACCCAAGAAGATCCACACAAAAAAGAATGTGATGATGACATCAAGGGCGATATCGAATTTGACTACTCGTTTCAGATTGAACTTCAACAGTAGAAAGATCATACCAATTGCTGCGATTGTACCTGCTAGAAACATTAGTCCCATGCCTCCGTTATGTTAGGGGGTTTAAGTTTGTTTTTGTTGCAATATTTTCTGAGATTATGAACAACAGTCATAAGCTTTCTTCCTTTTCTATCTGCTTCTGCATTAGATATTTCACCGTCTTCATGCAAATTTTCAGGAGATAGTTTGTAATCAAGCTCATTCGCTATTGTTTCGACATCTCTATCTGTCAACGGGAAAACAATTTCGTAAACTTCTGCAGCTAACTCATTGTATTCATTGACAAAATCCATAAGGATCTGAGTACCTTTGTGGCTTGAATTGTAGTGCGTTGCTTTTACATACAATTTATTTTTCATAACTTTAACTCCAGCTGTTCCATTACACCTTGTCTGACAAAGTGCGTATGAAAGTCACTCCAATCATCTGCTATTTCGCACGCTACCGCTGCTTCTACATCAGCTTTTGTGTTACCTAGCCATGCATTACATATGTCTACAATGTAGTCAGGCATGTAATCCATGTACTCAAGCATTGGATCACCATCACGATCAATGAATCCTGTCCGATCATTGGTGTAGTTGTAGTAAAAGAACCTGTGTCTTATTGTTTTAGTAGCATGTTTGTCTCCAATGTGCTGACACATGTTTCGTATTGCTGTTGCTGGATCAATGTCGTTCATCAAAACCTCCAAGCATAGTCATAAGTTCAGTGCGTAGGATGGCACGCACAGTTTCTACTCCCTCATCCGACTCAAAGAACAGCTTAACGATATCTCTCATATCTAACGTCTCACCATTTTCAGTCTTGATTTGGATAGTAATTTCTTGTTTCATATAACCTCCAGTAAAAGGACCCGTCTGACAGGTAGAGATATAAGTATAGGAGTTATTACCAATTTATCACTCATATCTAAGGAGCCTACTGCCAGACGGGATAACTTCTACGCTGCGTCTTTACCAGCCATGCGCTCACGTATTCTGTCCATCAAGCTTTGCTCAGCGTTGGACTCGCGTAAGTTGGTAGCAATGGTATCCATCTGATTCAATGCATCAGTCCAGCTGCATGTTTCAAAGGCAGACACCCAATCTTCATACACAGCACCTGTCTCTTCATCAATCTTCTCAACTTTGACTCGCTGCCCGAACAATACCAACGGCTCAATGTCACCAAGGTAATCACATTCCTCACACAATACAGAGTGCATAGCTGCCATATCTGCAAAGTCGGATAGGATGATATCGGGGATACGATCACGAGACACATAGGATTCGCATCGTTCTTCTGCAATGTCTTGTGCAAAGTCGATGCCTGTTGTACCTCGCACCTCTTCTTCCTGGTCTTGCTTGGTCTGAGCGATGCCTTGCGCTCTCGCCAACCAGCAAGCTTTGTTCATCACTCGCTGTGTGAAGCTGAGTAGTGCTTCTGGCTTGGGGCCAACGTAAGGGCCAGTGGCTTCGTTTGCACCTCTGCGTGCATCACGAAAAGCATTGAACGCCACTGCAATCTTCATTGGCACTACGTCATCGGGTGCGTACTGCAAGATGGTATCAGCCAGCAGTGCATCGTTGGTATAGCTGTTCTGAACATCTCTCTTCTCAGATATCTGGTTCAGTGCTGCTAGTAAAAACGTACAAGTATCTTTGGTCATAGGTGGTTCACTCCATTAGTATCAATATTCACAAGGGCATCAAACTCTACCCTTGCATCCTCACGCATCAATAGTTCATCGATGCTTACACACACAGGATCATCTTCTACAAGATCATCCCAGCTAGTTCTTAACTCAAGATTCAAAATCTTTACCACTACACACTCTCCTTCTGTGCTTGTATCTCCGTTTCATGGAAGCCCCAACCTTTCATAACTTTGTCGAGGCAGTTAAATGCAAACATTGACTCGCGTTCACATATGCTGGCAACACTGTGGTAGTAGCTGCCTTGGCTCTTGTCCAAATATTCTGAGCAATAGTCTTCCTCGCGTAGCTTGTAATACTTCTCAGCTTTGGCTTTCTTTGCTTTACCAAGACGTTCAAGCTCTGCAACATTGCCTTCTTTGGCAAGCAAGTTGCATTTGTCTTTGAACTCCTCGTAGAAGATTTGGATTCTTGTTGCTTTTGGTTTCTCTCCGAACAATGGACTGAGAGTTGTTATGATGGCTCGATCAACCATTTGCTTCTCCTGTATCTGTAGCACGGTCAACGTACTCCCCTTTCTGGAAGTCATAGTCCTTGCTGAAGTAGTCTATTTGTTCCTCAAGCTCTTTGATTTTTCGTTTCAAAGCGACACTGCCCTTTGCGTCATGGCATATTTTTGCTGTCTTCAGGAAGCCCATCACATCCAGTATGGCTTGGTGGTATCCTGCTTCTTTACTCAGTGCAAGCAAGAGGTCATCTTGTAGCCCTTGGTACTCTTTCATTTTTTCGATTTGATCACTCATTTTTCTGCTCCTAGTAATTGATAGTCTGGGTTGCTTGCAATTTAGCGTCTATACGCTCTCGTATTTCTGTCAAGCGTTCATCGCTCAGGTCTAATACTTGAGCTATGATAGAAGTGGTTAGTGGTCCATGTTTGGGATGAACGCAATCGGTTGGGTGGTCTAAAGCGAACTCTGCTATTTGTAGGATTTGGAGTTCTATCATTTGATCTTTTGTCATTTACTGCTCCTTACATATAAAACAATTGATGTAAAAGACACACCAAACTTCAGCCGAGAAACGTTCATCAGTGGTTCAGTGTCCCGTTGTTGTGTGTCTTATTTGGTGCTGTGTGTCTGGATGTGTGCCACATGTGTGCCAGCTTTTTCTTAGTAAAATCAACTGTGTGCCATGTGTGTCTACTTTTTCTTTGGTTTTCGTTTTTCTAAAAAACTTTGTAAAAACAGGTCCTTTGAAACAAAAAACCACCTGTATATATCAACCACAAAACAAAAAACCTGACACACACGACACACATTTTACAAAGTGTATAGGAATCAAAGGGTTATGTGATTTGTAGTTGGCACACACGGGTGGCACACACTTGGCACACATGGCACACGGAGGCGCACGCTCGGCAGCGTGGGGCTGTGGTCCATAGGCACGCACATCCTGCCCCCTCCCCCGTAAAAAGGGGCTTAGCGCCCCCCGTCTACGTAGTTAGAAGCATCGACATAAGCCGATATATTAGTGGAATCTTCGATCTCATCGAGAGAGTCATCAATGTCCCATAGCAGCACACCGATGAAGCCCAGTAGTACGTCCCCTGGGTTCTCCTTGGCGTATTGCCACGCTGATTGTGCGTATGGCTTGGCCTTAGTTGCAGCCACAGTTGCTGCTGCTTTGACCTTTGGCCCATATTTCTTTATCACTTCGTCAACTTTGTTGCTTTGGTTCTCTGTTTCTTTAGCCATTCTCTAGGTTCTCCTTTATTACCACGAATGTAACGACCATTGATGTGACTGTTCCTGCTGTAGCTATCAAGCAGAAGAACAGCGCCAGTATTGGTGACGTACTCCACCACACCTTACCTACCGTGATTATCATCATTAAGCTAACCACTGTAGAGGTAATGAATGGTAGCGCCACCGCTAAGAACTCTTTTGTAAAATCTTGCATTGTCATCTCCATAAAAATTGTAAGTTCACTACACACACTAAACTTCAGCCGAGAAACGTTTATCAATTAGTCGGTGAAGTTGAGTCGCACGCACATCCTCCCCCCAACCCCGAACGGTTGGTCTACTCAGGATGAGTAGACCTTGGGAACAACGTCCAGCGGCAGTAAGCCATGCAGCACTTTCGCATGGCTTCACCCATTTCTGCGTCACGACCGAGATGACCTCGGTATAACGCATACCATTCACCGTCCATCTTTAGTAATTTCATTGGAACCTCCTTGGCCCCTCAAGCGAGGGACCGTGTTAGTGGGTTGATGTTAGGAAGCTGCCTTCTTAGCGGAGTCTGGCTTCCATGTGTTACGCTTAGCGTAGAGTTTGCCTTGCTTAGAAACGCAGATGTCTACGTTGAACCACTCTTCGCCTTCTGCCTTAGCGTCTTGCAGCTGCTTGATCAGAGTGTCGATCTTGATGCCGACCTTCTGCTTGATCCACGAGGGTCCCTTTGCGCTGACCGCGTTGATGACCATTCCATCTACGAACTCTACTTCTTTCTTATCTGCCATATCTGGCTCCTTATCAGTTACGAGCGACTTTGCTCATAACAAACACCATACTACGCGAGCGAAGCCGAGCGTTCGCTCAGGGGGGTTACTGAGCGACAAGGTTCCAGTTGGCGATGCGATACAAGGTTCCACAGCTGTAGAAATCGGGGAACGGTGTAGCGGATGGCAGAAGGGGGAGATAATGTCTCAGCGATTCAGAATAAATTTTCAAATTTTTTTCTGCAAAATTTTTCCTAGACCCTTGTGCATAATAGGTTCTTGTGTATAAGATGCGCTGATGAGCGAAGTGGAGAACCCCTTATCCGCTGATTTGGCAGAAATGCCTCATGCTGAGTTTGAATCTCATGTTCCTTACATGGGCCTACAGCTTGGCGAGTTGACCGTGCAGCAGGAACGGCTGGTGCTAATGATTAGCAGTGGCATGACAGTGGCTGCAGCAGGTAGATCAGCAGGGTATGGCACATACACCGCTGCGCTCAACGCATCAAAGTTACCGAAAGTAGCTAAAGCACTAGAGTATTTTCGGGAACAAATGCGAGAAGAAGTCAGATTTAGTCGCAACAACGCACACCAGATGTATATGGAGGCATATACTGCGGCAGCGAATGCAACGGAGATGAAGAACACAGTAGATTCTTTGGTCAAGTTGCACGGGCTAGGAGAGCCAGATAATGCTACGCAAGTGAACATTAGCATCAATACGACTGCTAAGCAGTTGGAGCGGCTGACTGATGAGGAACTACTGGAGATTGCAGGGAGAGAAACTGCGTATCTGGAGCCTAAGTGATTAAAAAGCAGTGCAACGTTTGCACCAATTTTCACGTAGAAACTCTGTTTAGTGGCACAGATGGCGTTTGCGTCTACTGTAAAGCTGATCGAACAGAGTCACTTCCTGCACCAGCACCTATTCAAGCAGAAGAAAAAACAGAGGAGCTAAGTGTTGAAGACAAAGCAAGAAAAGAACTCGCACTCCGAATCCTTACTCGCAAGAGGCTACTCCCGTTTGTCGAGCGTTTCAACGCAGATTATCAAGCAGGGTGGGTTCATAAAGATATTTGCAGACGTTTGGAACAATTTAGTCGTGATGTGGTGGCAAAAAAGTCTCCAAGGCTTATGCTCTTTATGCCGCCTCGTCATGGAAAAAGTACGCTTGCATCTGTCTCCTTCCCAGCTTGGCACTTGGGCAGAAATCCTGAACACGAATTTATCTCGTGTTCGTACTCAGGCTCGTTGGCTATGGGATTCAGTCGTAAAGTTCGTCAACTATTGCGTGAGCCAACTTACAAAACAGCGTTTCAAACACGCCTTGACCCAGATTCGCAGTCGGCTGAAGCGTGGCTGACTACAGGTGGTGGCGGCTATGTGGCTGCAGGTGTTGGCGGTGGTATCACAGGTAAAGGAGCGCACGTTCTCGTTATTGACGATCCTATCAAGAACCGTGAGGACAGTGAGTCGGAGAATAATAGATCGGCTAACTGGGATTGGTACACTTCCACAGCCTATACCCGATTGGCTCCTGGTGGGGGCATTCTGGTCATACTTACTCGTTGGCATGACGATGACTTGGCTGGGCGATTGCTTAAAGCGGCTGATGAGGGCGGTGACGTTTGGGAAGTTGTACGCTACCCTGCCATCGCAGAAGAGAAAGAAGAATATCGTGATCATGGAGAAGCACTCCACCCAGAAAGATACAGTTTAGAAGCTTTGAGCCAGATTCGCAGTGCAGTAGGGCCTCGTGATTGGTCTGCGCTGTATCAGCAGAATCCAGTATCAGATGATGGCGAATACTTCACCCGTGACATGATTCAGTATTATGATATGGACGAAATTGACCTAGATGCCATGCGTTACTACTGCGCTTGGGATCTGGCGATAGGAAAACGTGACCGCAACGACTATACCGTAGGCATGGTCGTAGGAGTCAATGACATGGACGAACTCTTTGTTATTGATGCGGTGCGTGGTAGATTTGACGGTTTCGAGATCGTAGAGCGCATACTTGACCTCTATGAAGAATGGAAACCATCAATGGTGGGCATTGAGAAAGGACACATTGAAATGGCATTAGGTCCGTTTTTGGAGAAACGGATACGGGAGAGAGGATTATACGAGATATATATCAAGGACTTGAAGACAGGTAGAAGAGACAAAGAAGCTAGGGCAAGAGCAATACAGGGACGGATGCAACAAGGAATGGTGTATTTCCCCAAAGATGCGATCTTTACAGGACCGCTAGTTGCAGAGCTATTGCGTTTCCCAAGCGGCATACATGATGACCAAGTAGACGCATTGGCGTGGCTGGGTCTGATGATGACCGAATTTTCTAGCTATCAAGCCCCTGTAATTCATACACCCAGTTGGCGTGACAGGCTAAATTACATAATGAAGCCTGAACGAACCAAGTCATCGATGAGTGCATAACAATGGCGCAGATTAAAGGTAGAAATGTTTCTCCAGCAGAAGAGCAAGAGATTGCAACAACGCAATGGAGTCGATACACCAGAGCAAGAGACAATGGGCATCTCGATTACATTGAGATGGCAAAACGATGCGATGCTTTCTATAGAGGCGATCAATGGGACGAACAGGATATAGCGAACCTTGAAGCAGAAGGCCGACCTGCATTAACAATCAATACTATCTTACCTACTATCAACACTGTCTTGGGTGAGCAAGCCACTCGTAGGGCCGACATTAAGTTCAAGCCCAGAAGGGGCGGTGACAATGAGATTGCGATAACACTCAATAAATTGTTTATGCAGATTGCTGATAACAACAAGTTGGATTGGGTGGAGCAGCAGGTATTCAGCGACGGCCTGATTATGGACGGGCGTGGGTACTTTGATGTGCGTATGGATTTCAGCGATCACGTTGAAGGTGAGATACGCATCACCGCAAAAGACCCCCTTGATATATTGATTGATCCTGATGCCAAAGACTCTGACCCGACAACTTGGAATGAGTTTTTTGAAACTCGTTGGATGACGCTTGACGAGATACAAGAGCTATACGGCAAAGACAAGGCAGAGAAGATCCGCTTTGTCGCTGAGAACGGCAATAGCTACGGGCGTGACAGTATTGAGTATGAAGAAACTCGATTCGGTGATCTTGACCCGACTGATGACTACTTTGGGTCAGGCGTGCCAAGTGAAGATGACTACAGAAATGTGCGCTCCGTTAGAGTCATAGAACGGCAATACAAAAAGCTACAGCGTGTTGATTGTTTCGTTGACCCAAACACAGGGGACCAAAGGGACGTACCTGAAGCATGGGGCGATAGAAAGACTAAACAGTTTGCAAAAAAATACGGATTAAACGTTATTTCTAAAGTTAAGCGCAAGGTCCGTTGGACAGTGACCGCTGACAGAGTGGTGCTGCATGATGACTTTTCTCCGTACAACGACTTTACGATTGTGCCTTTCTTTGCGTATTTCCG